GGACCAGCCGGCAGACTTGGCGACCACACTGGTGTTCCCGCCGGGTTACCTCCGCGCGTTCCGCTACAACCTCGCCTGCGAGATCGCGGCGATGTACGGCGTCGAGCCGACCCGTCAGGTGCAGCGCATCGCCATGACCAGCAAGCGCGACATCAAGCGCATCAATAACCCGAATGGCATCATGTCTCTGCCGTATTCGATCGTGGCGACGCGCCAGCGGTTCAACATTTTTGCAGGAAACTACTGATGGCAACCGTTGCGATCACGGCGCTCCCAGCCGCAACGTCGAGTACTGGCGCTGACGTACACGTCATCGTGCAGGGCGGCGTTACCAAGCAGATCACTGGCACGAACCTGTATACCAACACGACGCTGGTTACACCCACAATCACCACGCCAGCGGTAACAAACGGCACATTCACATCACCTACATTTGTCACACCCATACTCGGCACACCGACTTCAGGCACGCTTACCAACTGCACGGGGCTACCTATAGCCACCGGCGTGTCGGGCCTAGCAACGGGCGTCGCTACATTTTTGGTTAGCGCGTCATCGGCTAATCTGCGCGCTGCGCTGACAGACGAAACAGGCACCGGCGTTGCGGTTTTTGCCACCACACCAACTCTGACCACGCCTATCGTGTCAGGTGTTCTTGCCACTTCGGCTGCCGCGCCGACTATTGCCAGCGCGACGACCATCGCACCAACCACGGCCATTGTGTTCATCAGCGGCACGACGGCTATCGCGACGATTACACCGCCGGCGCCTATTGCGTCAGGGGGCGGGTCCATCACGCTTATCCCCACAGGCATCTTTACGACCACAACGGCGGGGAACATTGCCCTTGCGTCTACCGCCGTCGTTAGCAAGGCTTTGGTCATGACATACGATGTGACCACCACCAAATGGTATCCGAGTTACTAGGCGATGAAGTCACCCATCCTTGGGTCGGCTTACGTCGCCCGCAGCGTCAACGCTGCCGACAATCGAATGGTGAACCTGTTCCCCGAGGTTGTGCCCGAGGGCGGTAAGGAGCCTGCGTACCTTCAACGCGCGCCCGGGCTAAACTTTCAACAGACGGTCGGCACCGGGCCGATCCGCGGGTTGTGGGCGCACCAGACCAATGGCAGCGACTTCTACGTTGTGTCGGGCAGCGAACTCTACAAGCTCACCAGCCTGACCGGCACGCCGACGCTGATCGGTACTGTGGCGGGCACTGGGCCTGTGTCGATCGCCGACAATGGCACGCAGCTATTCATCGCGACCAACCCCAACGGCTACATCTACAACGAAGTGACGGGCGCATTCGGCCAGATCACGGACCCGGACTTCCCTGGCGCGGTCACAGTATCCTATCTCGACGGCTACTTTGTGTTCAATGAACCGGATAGCCAAAAAATCTGGGTGACGCAGTTGCTGGACGGCACCAGCATCGACCCGTTGGAATTTGCCAGCGCGGAAGGTTCACCTGACGGCGTTGTGTCGGTGTTTACCGACCACCGCGAACTGTGGGTATTTGGCACCGACACGACGGAAGTCTGGTACAACACCGCGGCGACGGACTTTCCTCTCGGGCCGATCCCCGGCGCGTTCAACGAACTGGGCTGCGCGGCCCCCCACTCCGTCGCCAAGATGGACAACCAGATTTACTGGCTCGGCCAAGACGCGCGCGGACGCGGCATGGTCTACCGGGCGTCTGGCTACATCGGCCAGCGCGTCTCGACGCACGCGGTCGAATGGCAGATCCAGCAGTACGCCGACATCGCGGATGCAACGGGCTACACCTACCAACAGGACGGCCACAGCTTCTACGTCCTGAACTTCCCGTCGGCTAACGCAACGTGGGTCTACGACGCGGCAACCGGCGCATGGCATGAGCGCGCCGGGTTTGTGAACGGCGAGTTCACGCGTCACCGCGCCGACAACATGTGCAACTTCGAAGGCAACATCGTCGTTGGCGATTTTGAAAACGGCAACATCTACACCTTTGACCTTGAGGTGTTCCAAGACAACGGTCAGCCGCAGAAATGGCTGCGATCGTGGCGCGCACTACCGACCGGCTCAAACGATCTCAAGCGCACGGCGCACCACAGCCTTCAGCTAGACTGCGAGACGGGCGTCGGGCTCAACCTGTACCCCGCCGAAGACGACCGAGAGCTTGTCACGGAATCGGGAGACTTTATCGCCGCTGAAGACGGATCACTGCTGGCCGCGCAGGCATATCCGGCTGCACCTGGGTACAACCCACAGGTCATGCTGCGCTGGTCGAGCAACGGCGGTCACACCTGGTCGAACGAACACTGGGTGTCGATGGGTAAGATTGGTGAATACGGCGCCCGCGCCATCTGGCGCCGGCTTGGCATGACCCTCAAGATCCGCGACCGCGTGTACGAGGTGTCGGGGACTGACCCCGTGCGGGTCTACATCATGGGCGCAGAACTGGCCTTGAGCGGGACGCTGTACTGATGGCTTCGATACCCATCAACCCTACGCAGATTACGCCGCCGCGTGTGGAGTTTATCGACCAGCGCACAGGTGCGATCAGCCGCGAGTGGTATCGGTTCCTCCTGTCGTTGCTGAACGCCACACAGACTGCGTTGGACGCGGCTACTCTTCCGCCAGACACAAACTCGCTGGTAGCGTCCTACAGCGAATTGCTCAACACGCTGGCGCAGGAAATGCAGAGCCAGCCCGCCTGCGCCTCGCCCGACGATGTGGCGGTCTTGCAAACGCAGATCGTAGACCTCGAACTGGAACCGCCGTGTGCGTCGATTGAAGATGTGTCGGTCTTGCAGACGCAAGCGCAGGACTTGGCTCAGTCCGTTCCATCTGATATCCAAAGCTACCAAGCTCCTGTCTGGTCGGCGGTACAGGATTTGGCATTAGCGCCACGCGCAGAATTGGGCACGATAGCGTCTAGGAATACCGGCGCAACGGGTTCCTTTCTCGCGGGGCTTGCTACGGTCACTGTGGTAGACGGCATCATTACCAAGATCGTTTAAGGAACAACCTATGTCCGTATCTATCAGCAACATCATCCCGGCGAAGATTGCGGAAGCCTCGCAAACGACGCAGTACACCTCGACCGGCGTCCAGACGATCATCGACAAGTTCACGGCGACCAACTACAGCGCCAGCGCGGCGACGCTCAGTGTGAACCTTGTGGCGTCAGCCGGATCGGCGACCAACGACAATCTGATCGTCAAGACCAAGACGCTTCAGCCTGCCGAGACGTACACGTTCCCTGAACTGGTCGGCCATGTGCTGCCGGTGGGCGGGTTTGTCTCGACGATCGCTGGCACGGCGACCTCGATCAACATCCGCGCCTCGGGCCGTCTGGTGAGCTAATGGACATCGTGCTGGCAGAGCGTCCGTTTACAGAGCAGGACGTCCTGCGTCTGGAATCTGCGTTCCTCAAAGAGGAACAGGTAGACTGCCCTGTCACGCATCATTTCGGACCCGGCGTCTACATCCGCGAGGTGCTGCTGCCCGCCGGCGCGTACATCATCGGTCACGCGCACAAGGACGCGCACCTCAACGTGATGCTGGAGGGGCGACTGACGATCATCAAAGAGGATGGCAGCCGCCGCGAGTTGACCGCGCCGCAGACGTTCGTCAGCGGGCCGGGGCGCAAGTTCGCCTACATCCATGAGACAGTGCGCTGGCAGAACATTTACGCGACGCCCGAAACGGATGTGGACACGCTGGAGACGCTGCTGTTCGACAAAAGCGCCGTGTTCACCGAATCACAGGCGCTGCTGGTATACGCTCATGACGCCGACCGGGACGACTTCGCGCAGGCCATCGCCGAGTACGGGTATGACGCGGCCACGGTCGCCGCCAACTCGGAAAACGAAGAGGACCAGACACCGTTTCCACCAGGCAGCTACAAGGTGGCGGTCATGCCGTCCGAGATCCACGGTAGGGGGCTTTTTGCGACCGCTGACATCGCCGCAAACGAGCTTATTGCCCCGGCGCGGCTGGGCGGCAAACGCACGCCCGCCGATCGGTACACCAACCATTCTGCGACGCCCAACGCTGAAATGGTACGCACCGAAAACGGCGATGTGTACTTATTCGCAAAAGAGATGATTTTGGGTTGCAAAGGTGGTAGCATCGGCGGCGAGGTTACGATTGACTACCGCCACGCGCTATCGCTGACGCTAGGAGTTTACTAATATGTCGGCAGTTGCAGCAGCAATCAGCGCGGTAAGCTCGATCGGCGGCGCGCTTATCAGTTCTGGTGCGTCTAGAAGCGCCACCAATAAGCAGATCGAAGCGTCGCGTGAAGCTTTGGCCGCGCAGGAGCGCGCCGACGAAAGGCGAATTGCGCTTCAGGAGCCGTTCCGCCAAGGCGGCATGGCCGCGCAGAACCGCCTGTTCACGCTGCTCGGGCTTAACCCCAACGCAGGGCAACCTGCGGTGTCTGGCGGCGCAGGCGTCCCGCGCGCCTACCAAACGCCGTACGGCACGTTCAACTTCCCCGGCGGAATGGGGGGTTTCGGCGGCGCGGCACCGGCGACGAACGCGCAGGGTATCGTCGTCGATCCCAACAGCCCCGACTTCGGCAAGTACGCCCGCGACTTCGGGATGCAGGATTTTGAGCAAGACCCTGGCTACGCTTTCCGGCTGTCCGAAGGCCAGAAGGCCATTGAGCGGTCGGCAGCAGCGCGCGGCGGTCTTCAGTCTGGTTCGGCCCTCAAGGCTGCCGCCCGGTTCGGGCAGGAGATGGGCAGCCAGGAATACCAGAACGCGTTCAGCCGCTACCAGACCAACCGCACCAACCAGTTGAACCCACTGTTCGGCCTGATGAACACCGGCATCGGCGCGGCGAATAACCTCACGGACATTGCGGGGCAGCAGGGGCAGAACCGTGCCAATGCTCTTAACACGCAAGGGTACTACGGCGCCGTAAACGCCGCTAACAGCGGAAATATCTGGGGCAACGCAATCGGTTCCATCGGTAAGGACATCGGCAACGCGTTCGCGCGCAGCAGCACGTACGGAGATATGGGGCGGTATGGCAGCCTGACTTCGGCGCTTGATAATACGCGGTTGCCGACTTACGGCCAACCTGGGTATATTGACGTCGGCACTGTCGCACCTTTTGGCGGATAACTGATCATGGCTCAATTTTTCCCCGCAGCTTCCGCAGCCGTTAAAATGCCCGACATGCCAACGTATCGCGGCATCATGGAAGAGCGTGACGCGTACCGCGTCCAGCAGAACGCGCTCGCGCAGCAGCAGTTGAAGCAGCAGCAGAACGCAATGCTCAACCAAGCGTATGCAGAGGCTTACGATCCGCAGACGGGGCGCGTAGACACCAACAAGCTGTATGGCCGGTTGGCGCGGGGCGGCATGGGCGCGCAGATCCCAGAGCAGATGGAAGCATACGGGAAAGGCGTCGAGGCTACTGCCAAGGGCGGCAGCGAGCGGTATAAGCTCGGGCAGAGCTTTCTCACCTCCGCGCACGATATCATATACAACGCAGCAACGCCTGAAGATGCTATCGCGGCGAGCGTTCAATACGCGCAGCAGCATCCTGGGCACCCAGAACTTATGCAAGGTGTCACTCGGCTCGCAGGCCGCATTAAAAATATGACGCCAGAAGAATTTGCGGCAGCTAAACCAAGCATACTATCCGAAAATTTGACCGCGCAGCAGCGACTAGAGCAAGATACGCAGACGCAGGATCTGGGCGGCTCTACGCGCATCCTCATGCGGCCAAAGTACGGCTCGGCACCGTTCACCGTTGCTCCCGGATCGGAAGCGCAGAAGACGATGACGCCGCAGCAGATGTACGAGACGCAGAACCCCGATCTTAAGCCTATGATTGTCGAAGGTATAGGTCTTGTAGGTTATAACCCCAGAGACGATACGTACACCGTATCGAAACCGGGCGGCGGCGGCAGCGCGCCCTCGGGCGGCGGCGGTATCCCCGGTCAGCGCGGCGGCGCGGACACGGTTTACGGTAAGGGGGAG